AGCGAAAAAGACTTATCACAATTAATCTGCACATACAATATAGAGTATAAATACGACTATGAAGAAAGTATTATTGATACGATATCACTTCACAGAAAGAAACAAAGTAACACACTTTACACAATCAACGCATTAAATGAAGTCATTAGAGAAAAGAACGGAGGAGTTCTTGATAAATCATATATGGTGGATTGGAATGAGTTCGAAAACACATTGTTATTAACAAATGATATGGGATTGCAGAAGATTCCAACCAAGATTTATCAAATCGTAGATACAACTTCTTGGAAAAAATAAAAAAAAATTAAAAAAAAATCTATTTTGGGATTTTTACTTTATATATATAAATATACTCGATTGGTCTCGGGTATAGTTTTTTGACAATTTGGAATTTGGAAAGTATAGAGAGTAATTAACTCTATATGGGATTGGCAGAATAATGGGTAGACATTTGAAGCCCATAACGCAATCTAAGACAAAGTTGTGGTGACTTGATAATTGGTAAATATTCTAATTATCTATATCGACAGATATTGTCTAATGTATTTCCGTAAAAAAAATAAGAAGATGATTCTTATGACTCTATTGTAGGTAAGGGTAAAACTGAAATCCTACTTAATGGCTGAAAAATCTACACTTGGAGAGATAAAGCATTTACATAGAAGTTGTATTCACTTCAATGAGGAATAACCACCTTGAGAAGAACTTTCGTAACTGAAAGATGTAAAGTTTAGAGTTAAAAAAATCCAAGACGGAAATTGTGAGTAATCATTAATCTCACATCCCCAATATAATTCCAAAATTTTAAAGTGAGCCACGATTTTTAGTTTCCACCTTTTATTACAGACTTAAAAACACGGCTCACTTTTTTTTTATAAAAGCAAAAAAAATTACATTTTTACAAATATATATGATACTTATTAATGTATCAAGGTTATACTTGATTAACAATTAACAAATGAAAAATAATAATAGGAGATTAAAAAATGGACTTAGAAGCAATACGCAAACGTCTTGGTCAACTTCAGACCACAAATAATCGCACATCAAGTCTTTGGAAACCACAACCAGGTAAAACCCAAATTCGTATCGTGCCTTACGAATTCAATAAAGATAATCCTTTCATTGAATTATTCTTTCACTATAATCTGAACAATCGTTCTTATTTATCACCAATCAGTTTTGGTCGTCCAGACCCAATTGAAGAGTTCGCACAGAAACTCAAAGCAAGTGGTAATAAAGAAGATTATCAATTATCTAAGAAATTGGAAGCAAAGATGAGAACTTTCGCTCCAGTTGTAGTTAGAGGTGAAGAAAGTGAAGGTGTTAGATTTTGGGGATTTGGTAAAACGGTTTATCAAGAATTACTTTCAATTATCGCAGACCCAGATTACGGGGATATTACTGACCCAGTAAATGGTCGTGATGTAGTTGTTGAATTTATTTCAGCAGAAGAAAGTGGTGCGAGTTATCCTAAAACTAACATCAGGGTTAAACCAAATCAAACACCGATTTCAGATGACCCAGCAGTGTTAGAAAAAGTAAAATCCACTCAGAAAGATATTCGTGATATATATCAAGAACAATCATACGATGATTTGACTAATGTTTTGAACGAATGGTTAAACCCAAGTGATGACTCTTCTTCAGAAGAATCAACACCACAACAAGCTACTGAAACAAATAACTTTGAAAAGAACAAAGTAAAAGACACATCAGAAGCTTTTGACGAACTATTCAATTCATAACTTAGGAGAACATAATGTCAGTTAATGATGTATTGGCGAACACGCTGGCCGAATCTTTGAATAAAAAATTCAAGGACACGAACAAAGTAGCATATTTCTTAGACGGAAGTGATTCCACACCAACCGATATTAAGGACTTTATCTCAACAGGTAGTTCTACATTGGACTTGGCAATATCTAATAAGCCAAATGGTGGTATCGCAGTCGGTCGTATAACAGAAATAAACGGATTAGAATCAAGTGGTAAGTCACTACTTGGTGCACACATACTTGCAGAAACTCAAAAGAAAGGTGGGGTAGCAGTTTATATTGATACTGAAACTTCAGTCAGTCAAGAGTTTATGGAAGTAATCGGTTTAGACTTAGGTAAAATGTTATACTTACATTTAGAAACCGTAGAAGAAATCTTCGAAGCTATTGAAGAAATCGTAACCAAAGTTAGAGAATCAGATAAAGATAGATGTGTTACAATCTTGGTTGATTCATTAGCTGCAGCTTCAACAAAAGTTGAAATGGATGCGGACTTTGATAAAGACGGATACGCTACATCAAAAGCGATTATCATATCAAAAGCAATGAGAAAAATCACTCAACTTATCGGTAGAGAAAGTGTTGCATTGGTATTCACTAATCAATTAAGACAAAAACTTGGAGTAATGTTTGGAGACCCTTGGACAACAAGTGGTGGTAAAGCATTACCATTCCACGCTTCAACTCGTATTAGATTAAAAAATATGGGACAAATCAAAGATACAGGTAAAAATGTATTGGGTATGAAGTGTAGAGCACAGATTGTCAAGAATAGATTAGGCCCACCTTTGAGACACGCAGACTACGATATGTATTTTGATAGAGGTATCGATAACTATGGTGGTTGGTTAAGTGTAATGAAAGAACACAAACTTGTAAAGGTGGGAGGTTCTTGGTATACACTTGTAAACCACGAAGGTGAGGAGGTCAAATTCCAGTCAAAAGATTGGGAAGACTTAATCACCAGCGATGATGAACTAAGAGAATATGTTTACAAACTTATTTGTGATAAGGTTATATTACAATACCAAGAAAAAAGAGGTATTGACGATGTTGAATTCACAGACGAGGTAATTGGTGACTAACCAAAGACATTTATCAATCTTAGAAGAAATCAAAAAATCTGGCGGCGATTTAGATATGGGTAAACCTAATGACTCGGTTTTATTGATTGACGGCATGAATCTATTCATACGAGTATTTTCTGCCATACCAACTACTAACGAGGACGGAGTTCACGTTGGTGGAATAGTTGGTTTTTTAAGGTCATTAGCATACTCAATAAATATGATTAGACCTACTCGAACTATCATTGTGTTTGATGGTAAGGGTGGGTCTAACCGCCGTAGAAAGATATTCCCACAATACAAGATGGGACGAAAGATGTCGTATCGTTTAAATCGTGCTCACGACTTCTTGACAAGAGAAGAAGAGCAAAAGATGATGATACGACAACTTAATCGTGTGGTAGAATATTTAGAGTGTTTACCAGTTAATATTATTAATATGGAAAATACAGAAGCAGATGATGTAATTGGTTATTGTTCTAAACATCTTTTCAAAGATAACAAAACCACAATTTTATCTACTGATAAAGATTTTTTACAATTAGTAGATGAAACCACAAGGGTGTATTCACCTACCAAGAAAAAAATGTATGATGAATCCAAAGTATTTGAAGAGTATGGAATACACCCAAAGAATTTTTTATTATTTAGAATGTTTGACGGAGATAAGTCAGACGGGATACCAGGCGTAAATGGTATCGGTATGAAAACACTAGTAAAGTTATTTCCATTTATGGAAACAGAAGAACAATATACATTGGATGACATTTATAGAAGTGCAGAAACACAAAAAAATCCATTGTGTGAAAAGGTGTTACAATCAAAAGATTTATTAGATATGAATAAAACCCTTATGGATTTAGAAGACGGAATAATATCAGGACAACAAAGACTAAAAGTAAAAGAAATAGTTGAACGACCAATACAAAGATTAATCAAACATAGATTTCAAACTATGTTTTTAGAGGACAAAATGTATACAGCTCTACCTAATCTAAATAGTTGGTTAGCCACTACATTTAATCGTATGAATCATATAGCGGAGAAAACTCACGATGGGTAGAAAACGAAAATATCATACAGAAAAACAACGACGAGACGCTCAAAGAAGGTGGCAAATGGAACACTACCAAAGAAATAAAGAAGATATTAAACAAAAAGCAAAAGAAAGATATCGTGAGAAAAAAAGAAAAGAATTATATGAAAAAAAAGCTACATCTTTGTATGGGGAACTTGATATTTAATATTGGTTATGAGTAAAAACGAATCACTAATACAATACGGAACATCATTTCAATCAAAGATTATCACATCATTATTACTGAATAATAAATTTATCAAAACCGTATATGATATTTTAGAAGTTAGTTATTTTGATGCCGATTCAAATAAATTCTTAGTCAAAGAAATTAAAAACTATTTCGATAAGTATAAAATACAACCAACAATGGAAGCTTTAAAAGTTATTATTGATGACTTAGATAATAGCACTTTAAAAACTTCAGTAGTGGATTCATTAAGAAATGCTTGGCAACATAGAGAATCACCGGACTTAGAGTTTGTTCAAGAAAAAACACTAGAGTTTTGTAAGAATCAAGTTATCAAAAGTGCAATTATGGATTCAGTTGAGTTGTTGGATAGTCAACAATATGATAAGATAAAGGGAGTGATTGATACTGCGATGAGAGCAGGGGTCGAAAGAGATATTGGACACGAATATATTACAGGATTAGAAGAACGACTAACACAACAATCAAGAAAATGTGTTCCAACTAAATGGGATAGTGTCAATGAACTAATGGACGGAGGTTTAGCAGGTGGAGAGTTAGGTGTTATTGTAGCACCAGCTGGTATTGGTAAATCTTGGACACTACAAGCACTCGGAGCAGACGCAGTTCGTCAAGGTAAAACCGTAATACATTATACATTAGAATTAAATGCACAATATGTTGGGTTAAGATATGATACGATTGTATCAGGACAACCAACAGCAAATTTACAATACCATAAAGAAGAGGTATTAAAAAAGATTAATCAATTGAAGGGTGAGTTGGTAATTAAATATTATCCGACACGAACCGCATCAGTCAACACAATATCATCACACTTGCAACAATGTGAATTACAGGGTATTAAACCAGATTTAGTATTGGTT